CAACTGGACCGCATCAGCATCGCGCCTGTGAGCGTGACGCCGCCGACACCTATCCCAGGACCGCCGCCCACACCAAGCGGCCTTCGCGCCACTCAGGTCCAGGCCAAGCGTTATGATTTGGGTTGGTCATCGCTCCTGACGGCGGTCACCGAGGTGGAACGCAGCATCCTGCCAGGACCATTCCAGCGGATTGAAACCGTCGCCGCTGGCACCCAACACACGACAACGCAGGTCAAGCCAAGCGTCGATTACGCATTCCGTGTTCGCAGCGTGAACAGCGCGGGCGCGTCTCCCTACAGCAACACGGTAATCGTCGATTCCAGATAGTGAACCCAGAACCATCACCTGAAATGCCACAAAGGGACGAAGGGAATTGGAACACCGACACGCTACACGCGCACATTAAAGCCGTGATGGACGAACGCGACAGGCGTTACGAGGCACTCGCGGTAGCGCAGAAACAAGCCGTGGATGCCGCGCTACAGTCGGCTCAGACCGCCGTGGACAAAGCCGAAGCCATTGCGGAAAAATGGCGGCTGAACGCGAACGAGTGGAGGGCGGCGATGGGCGACAAGGACAAGCTGTATCTCACAAAAGACGTTGCCCGGGGCTACTTCGTCACCGGCCTGATGGCTGCTGGTGTGTTGATTGCGGTGGTCGAATTTTTAGCTAGGCTTATCGGTCGCTGAAGCTGATACTGTGAGCATGATTGCCATTATCTCCGCCGACCTGCAAAGCAAAGCACAGCTTTGGGCCTACGCCATCGCCGTGCTGACACCGCTCATCATCGCCGGCGTGAAGCGCGTGGTTCCAACCGTGCCCAAGGTCTTCCTGCCCTGCCTTGCTCCGTTCGTCGGACTGGCGGTGGGCTTCGGCATGAATGCTCTCGCAGGCACGAACCTTGGCTGGATAGACATGGCGCAACTCGGTGCGCTCGGAGTCTTTGTCCGAGAACTCGTTGACCAGTCCGTGAAGGCTGCGAACAAACGAACAGGACAATGAACGCCCAAGACGTGTTATTCGTAGTTTTTTGCTGCCTCATTTTCGCGGATGCGTGGGCACATCACGCCAGCGGAAAGGAAGCCATGGACAGGCCGTCGGTTTACCTGCTCCCGCTCGTCGGCGGCTGGATAGCACTGTATGACGCCAAGCACAATCCATGAAAACCAACTCCCTTGCCCTCGTAGCAGTGATGATGTTGCTGGTCGCCTGCACGACCGTCTATCGTGCGGTGGTCACGCTGACACAGGTCGTGGACAGCGCTGCGGTTGAGTACGCCAGGCTTTACAACGACGGCCTCGTGCCGACCGAGCTGGCGACCAGGGTTGCGGCAGCGCATCTGAACTTTCGCGTGGCGGCTGGCATTGCCCGTGACGCATTGGTGGCCTACAAGAACGGCACCGCACCCAGCCCTGAGCAGTACAACGTTGCTTTTACCGCCGCCCAACAGACAGCACGCGACTTTGTCGGACTGGTGACTCCTTTGCTTCCACCGCATCAATCCATCGCGCTACAGCAACGTCTACGGGAGGCAAACGAGCCATGAGTGAAGCCATGATAATCGCCCTGCTTGGGTTCGCCACGCGTTTTGGAATCCAAGCCGCCATTGCCTTCATGCAGAATCGCGGCACCACCATCGACGATGCAATAGCCGCGCTGGACAAGGCGTCGGAAAAATCCTTGGACGCCTACATTTCCGAGGACCGTACCCGACGCCACCTTCCACCCGTGCCATAATGCCTGTAGCCGACCTGGGCTTTACAAGGGCTGACATCGCGGTCATCGAACGCTTCGCTGTAATCGTACTCAATCGCCAGCGCCAGGTGTCTGAGAGCACGGGCATCGCTGGCAGCTTCGCCAAGGCGTTTTACGACCAACTGCGCGAACTTCGGATGCTGGACACGCGCTTGGAGCACAAGGAACGTAGTGAAACCCTAAACACACCCAAACCATGAGCCATCACGAACCCGTCGGAAACCCTTTTAAGGGCGTAGTATTCTTCAACAACCCAATCACCAAGCGCATCGGCCTTTATTTCGCGTTCGAGCTTTTGCCGAATCGCGAGTATGAATACGAAATGACCACAGACGGAATTACGTGGGAACACATACGCCATCGCAGCACCAAGGGAATGACGCAGGACATCTACGAGAGTTGGAATGTGCCGGACCCGTGCAACGGTCTTTGGCCCAGAATCCGAGACGTTGGAGCATCGCCGACTGACCCGGTTCCGGCATAACCGTTGTGACTTCAACGAACATATAGGTGATTATCGTTTCATGCCAAGGCGCTTGCGTGGTAAGTTAAGGGATGGCGAACCCGCATGAAGAAAGTCGGCTTGAACGTCTCGTTGAGGGCGTGCAAGATGCCCTGGCGCAAACAGAACGTGCAAACGTTGTGCGCCACGGCGAGTTGCTGGACGCGATACGAGGGAAAACCGACATCCTGGGAAAGCTCAACGCTCTGCGGTCGAGACTGGCCAAGATAGCAAAGGCACTCTCGGCCCTGGACGCACAAACCTGAAACAGAAATACAACTATGAGTGCAATCAGTGATTACGAATCAAAAGTGGACGCGGCCTTTACGGCCATCGGAGCAACAGTCGATTCAATCGTCACCCTCGTCGGCAACGTGGCCGGTGACGTGAATAGATTGAAGGACATCATCACGGCGCTACAGAACAGCGCCGGAACCGTGACGCCGGAAGACCAGGCGTTGCTGGACAAGAGCGAGGCGGCTGTGAATGCGCTCGCAGGAAAAGTCAATGGCGTGAAGGACGCCCTTGCTGCCTTGGACGCGGCAACTGAAGAAGCGCCGACACCGGCTTAATCCTCATCCAAACCCAACCAACCGACCCGTCCCGGCGACGCTGGGGCGGGTCTTTCCCTGCAAACTATGAAAACTACTCTTTTACTCGCGGTGCTACTCGCGTTCGGCATTTCAGCCGGCGCACAGAACATTCCAAGCTCCAAGGTGACGGCCAAGACATCGGCCTTGACGCTCATCCCAAAAAGCAACGGCAACGGTGAATGGCAGACGGTGCTCGCCAATCGAATCAAGACAGCGAACCAGAAAGACCTGCTGGTTACGGCGAGCCTTGAGGTCGGCCTGTTCACCAAGACGACGGTGAACAGCAAGAACATGATCGAGGATACGGCAATGGGGCAGGCCGAGGTTGAAGTGCGCGTGCTCGTGGACGGCAAGCCGATTGAGCCTGGCGTGGTTGTATTCGGGCGCAGGACGCAGACCTTGTCGGCGACCCTTGAGGGCGCGATTGGCTCGTGCCTCGTGACGACCACGAACCTGGACGGCAGCTTCTCGACCACGGTGAACCTGGAGTGCGTGACACCGGAGAACATCAGCCTCACGCTGGACAGCCTGCAAGCGACCAGCTTCAGCTTCGTCGCCGTGGACGTGCCTCAAGGCATCCACACGGTCAGCGTGCAGGCAAGGGTGGCCACCATCGGGTCGGCGCAGTTTGGAAGCTACTCAGCCCTGGCCCTGATTGGAAAAGGGTCGTTGTTCGCCGAGTCAATCCGGCTTGTGAAATCCCCGGATGTAGTGCTCGAGGTTCCGTAACCGTTTCACAGCCTCACCGAGATAATCGGGCTGCCGGTGTTACCGACGCGCGGGTCCCATGTCTCCGCCAGCTCGTTGACACATTCACCGGCCAGCCCGTAGGTGAGCGAGTCGAAGACGTGGCGCAGTTCGGAGCCCTCCACAGGCTCCTCCTTGTTCCGGCCCTTCTTAATGCTCCCGAGCATTTCGATCGTCTTCTTGCACCGCGCCGAGACGAACAGCCGGCCCTGGAACAGAAGGCGGCGCAGCAGATCGATCCTGCGGAAAACCGTGAGACGCCCGGCCCCGCCGCGCGGGCTGGCCTGCAGCATGATTCTCCCGTCCGACGCCATCGCAACGATCGAGTGATCGAAGCTGCCGAGCGCCGATCGGAAGTGGGTGAACGCGGACATATCCGACCAGTGCCTTTCCTCGACGCGGTTCTTGTGGCAGTGATCGGAGATGTAGCGCGTCCAGAAATCCAGCCGCTCCATCACCCGGTAGGTGAAGTCCTCGATGGACAGCATCGTTTTCAGCGACACAACTTCGTCGAGGACGTGGAATATGCTGGTCTTCACCGGGTCGTACAGCCGCTCCATCAGGTGCGTTGAATGATTGGTGGCACCCGGATCCCAGCCGGTGACCAGAATCGAGCACTGCTCGCTGGGTAATAACAGCTCCCAATCGTCCTCGTCGTAGGTGCTGGTGTTCCCAAGGACATGCGTGTCAGCCATGAACACGTCGCTGAACAACCCTTTCTCGGTGCTCCGGGTCCATCGGCCGTAGCAGTAGCGGGCCGCCCGGTCCGGGTCGTGGGCGTAGCGCGCGAAGATCTCGTTGCGCTCGGCCGGCGTGAGCCAGACATTATCCGAAAGATCGAACTCGAACAGCTCGTACTTGGCCTGCACGTCGGGATAGGGATGGTTCTGCGCGGTTCGCTCGACGTAGAACAGCCGGTAGATCCACGACTCCTCCCCTTCGTCGTCCGGGTTGGTGTCGGCCAGCCACATCATCTGATCGTCGCGCAGATGGGTCATCCGAAGCCGCTCCGTTGTGGTGTCGAAAACAATCCGGTTCTTGAAGTTCGAAAGCTCAGAAAAATAAAACATGCTGAACCTTCCCGACTTGACCGAGGCCTCGATGTCGAAGTCGTAGTCCAGGGATCGGAGCTGGATCTCCGACGTGCCGCCGTGCATGTTCGAAACGCCCATGCTGTGAAGCCTGGTTGATCCCTCGACCTTGGGGCCGTATTTGATCCGCATTCCCATGTTGGCCCCCAACCAGAGCGGCAGAACGATCTCGACCAGGTCCGACCAGACGCCGCCCGCAAACGCCGACTTCACGGTTTTCGCAAAGATGCTGATGCGCGCCATCGGAGTTTCCCAGGCGTGACGGAGCAGCCGATGCAGGCATCCGATGGTTTTTGTTGAACGAACCGGGCCCGAGCAGAGCACAAATTTCTTATAGCAATTGAACAGGCGAGCCTGCTTTGGGGCCAGGTCTGGCGACCAACGTCCGTCGGGGTCTGTCATAAAACTTGTTGACCTTACCCGACAATGGACTGACTGTCGCTCATTATGGCAAATGGCAAACCACCCTCCGCCCTGCGGATCACCGAAGCTCCCGCTGAAATTCCGATCGAAGAAGCCGCTCCCGAAGGGGGCACGATCACGCTGGTCGGCCCGGATCGTGAAGCGTTCAAGGCAGCGCTCGGGCACGAATGCAAACCGGGCGACAAGTACACCGTCGAGCTGACCGCCACAGAGGTAACGCCTGAAGCGATCGCCTTCAGCATCGACAACGTCGAATCGGATTACGAGGAGGAGCCGGTGCCCACCGGCGAGGAAGACGTCGGCGCTCCGGCCCCTGCATCAAAACCCGCCGCGATGACCTACGCTTGATGTGGCTGTTGACCTCGATATCCTGGAGAAGTACGGGCTGACCGTCGACCTGCTGAGGTCGAAATTCACCACAGCCACAGAGGACCGTGATCCGGAGGACAAGACCCGGGCGGTCATCAACCTGATCCATTCCAGGATCGACGAGGGCATCCGTAAATCCCTGCGTGAAGCGCGCCACTGGTGGGCGTTGGACCAGGCTTTCGATACTCCGTTCTACGCCATCTCCCCGACGCTGACCAAGTGGCTGCTCTCCGGAAAGTTTGACACCGAGGGCGTGCAGAGGATCTCAAAGGAATGGGGGCTCTCCCATCTCATCCGGGAGGAGAGGGACCTGAATGGTGGCGTAGTCAAAACCATCGATATCCCGGCCTTCTTCGAAATCGCCGTACCGGTCGCCAAGGCCTACTGCATCATCCGATCTGCAGTGATCTTCAACGAGCGCAACGTCTATCCGTTCTTCAAATTCGATCCCGCGCAGTTGACGGCCAAGAACAAGATGCGCTGCGACATCATCACCGATCGCGTCCAGAAGATGGCCAGCCAGTACGGGTATCCCGCGATCTCCAGGCAATCCATCCTCAGCAAAAACATTTACGGAACGTCACTCATGTTCCCGGCGGAATGCTGGCACCGCGAAACGCAGATCCACAAGGACGACAAGGAAGTCACCGTGCGCGAGGGGCTGCGTTACAATCTGCCCCACATGAGCCGTGTCTTTTGGGATCTGAATTACCGGTTGTCAACTTTCAACACCGACACCGGCTGCACCTACGGCGGCTACTGGCAGGTGAACCGGTACGGCGACGTGAAGGACAATCCGGATTACTGGAACCTGGACAAGCTGACCTACGGCACCGATTGGATGACGAGCAACCCAACGTTCTTCACCACGCTCTATCCGTGCGTCTGCAAGTTCCCGACCGACCGCACCAACCGGCTCACCAACAATCCCACGGCCGGAGGAAACGCGCAGACGCCGGTGACCGGGGCCGGGGCGATGGACCGTGAGGCCGCAGCCGGTTACTACGCCGCCGACGAGGAGGACAAGGCGATCACCTTCACGCAGCTTTTCATGAAGATGATCCCGAAGAAGTACGGGTGGGGCACCTATCCGCATCCGGTCTGGTTCCGGTTCGTGGTCGCCAACGAATCCACGGTCATCTACGCCGAACCGCTGGCTTACAGCCCGGTCGTTTACCGCGGCTACGACGCGCACGAGGAGCGCGAGATAAACTCATCGATTGTTCTCGAATGCCTCCCGTTCCAGGATCACATAGGGAATCTCCTCAGCCAGCAACTCCTCACCATCAAGCAGAACCTTCTGTCGGCGGTTTTCTTCAACGAGGACGCCGTCGGGAAGGGAGCCGCCGACCGGATCAAGAATCTCGGGAAGAAATGGTACATGGAGATCAACTTCATTCCCTACTCCTCGCGCATGGCCCAGTTCGCCGGGAAGGACATCAAGGAGGCTTTTTTTCCGGTCAATTTCCCGAGGCTGGATACCACGGCGATCCTGGCCGGAATCCGGTCCCTCCTGGATATGATGGAGCGGATCCTGGTGATGTCCTCGCAGGAGATCGGGGCCGCGGCGTCGCACGAGCAGACCGCCGAGGAAACTCGGGTTATCGCCACGTCGACGAGCAACCGGCTCAAGTTCACCGCGTCCTACGACGACGACGCTGACCTTGCGTGGAAGAAACAGCTCTACGACGCGCTCATGGCTTACGGCGACGAGGACGTGTACGCGCAGGTGGAAACCACCGAGGGCGGAAACACCGAGAAGGTTCTGACGGATTTGGGATTTACGGTGGACGAAGACAGGGGCGGGAAGGGGGATCCGAACACCGGCACAAAGACGGCGGTGAAAGGGAACAAGACCGCGCTCGGCTACGAGGAATTCGCCAGCACGAGGAGCGCAACCGACCGGATCAACAACATGGCGCTGGCCAACGCGATGGTGCAGTTGTTGTCCGTGGTTTTCAACAACCCGCTCATATTCGCCGCGATCGGCCCGGCCCAGGCCGTGAAACTCGTCAACCAGGTGGCCGCGATCTCAGGGTTCTACAACGAGTTCAAACTGGAAGCGATTCCTGGAGCCGCGAAGGAGGAGCAGGATAAACAGGCCCAGGAACAGGTCGGCGGAATGCTGGCTCAGTTGAAAGAGGTTTTGGAGAAGGAAATGAATCAGACCATCGGAGCCGCCGTCAGCCCGATTGCCCAGGCGATCCAGACTCTCACGCAGCAGTTCCAGCAGATCGCCCAGGCCGTGCCGCAGCTCGGCCAGGCCATCGGGCAGATCAACCAGAAGGTGGATCAGAACACGCAACAGACCGCGCAGGTCATCCAGCAGATCGGCGCGAAGGACGGCGAGCAGGACCAGGCGATTGCAAAACTTACTCAGCTCTTTGGGGTCGTCGCGCAGGCTGCAGGACTTCCGCCGCCAGAAGCCATACAGGGATCTGCAGGACCGGGTGGACCGCCGCCGCCCGAAGCTGGCGGGCCACTCCCCCCGCCACCGCCTCCGGACGCGGGTGCTTCCGGACCGCCCGGCCTGCCTCCCCCTAACCCCGGCCGGTTCCGGGTGATTAGAACATGATAAGGACCTGTGCCGCGCTACGAGATCCATGACGACGACACCGGCCTGAAGCTGCTGGTCGAAGGGGACGATCCGCCGCCGAGCGAGAAGGAAGCGCAGGCGCTCATCAACGCCGAGCTGAGTTTTCTCTCCACGAATCTGTATCGCGGGCCTGAGGGACGATTCATGCTCGACGTTGGTCCGAGCTACGCCTTTCGTCACTGGTCAGATGGCACGGTAAAAATGATCAACGAGATGGATGAGAAGGCAGCGGTGAGAAAAGCAGCCAGCGATCGGGCCAGCGAGAGAGCCAACAAGTGGATCGCTGACAACATCGGTTTTGGTATCGGAAAGACGTTGAGAAGTCCTCCAGATCTGTGGACGAAATTCTACAAGGAGGAACTGGCGGACCCGAGAATGCCAGGCATTCCGCTCAAGCAGGATCAGACCTACACAGAGAAGACCATGCTGAACCTGGAACCAAACACGTTCCTGCTGATTGCGCACGGCGGTGAGCACGGCGGATTGAGCGCCGAAGGCGGCCAGAAATTCACACTGAACAACGTGGCGAAGGTCATCGGTCCGGGCGTCAGCCAGATCCAGAAGATCAAAAATCTAGCTTGCTACGGAGGCCTTTGTATACCGGAGGAGTTTCAAGGTGCAGGATTCACCGGGGTCAAGGAGATCGAGCAGGCCGATCCAACGTCCATCAATCTTCAGGGACTGCAAAGCACGGCCAAGGGGAATTACTTCGTCACGAACACCGTTCCGGGTCTGTGGCAAAAGTTCGAAGTTCCGGATTCGGCGAAGGATTTCATGGATGACGGATCCGTTGGTTCTCCTCGAGAATGGCAGGAGATGCCGATTTTTGTTGATCCCCTGAAGCCTGGCAGGGATTTTATTGTTCCAGAACCAGTGAAACCATTGCCGCCAGAAAGACCGCCCGGGCCATGAACATCGTCGAACTCGAAGCTGAACGGACAAACCGCCTCTTGAAATGGTGGTCGCAGCCAGAAGCCTCCGAACTCATCGCCTGCCTCGAGCGCGTGCGCCAGAAGAAGATGCTCGAGTACTCGGACCTGGTCATCAAAGGCACGGCGGAGACGAACGCCAACTTCATCGACGCAGCCAACATAACACTGGCCGAAGCCGTGGAGCTGGAGCGCACAATCAAGGTGCTGAAAGAGTTCTTTCCCGACGGGCCGTTTATTGCCAGAATAGAGTTGTGAACCGGCGTTCCTTCTTCAGAAACCTGGCGGCTGCCGCGATGGGGTTCTCCATCCTGCCGCCTGCGACGACCTATGACCGGGTGTGGCGGGCGCAGAAGGAGCCGATAACTCTGATCGCTCTTTGGGACATAGACGATCCCCGGATCGATACCGAATTCAGATGCGTCATGGAAAAACCTGAGCCTTTTATCCTGCGGTCGACGGTTTGGGGGATGAAATGGACATCCCCGGACAACATGATGATCATAGAAAACTTCTCCCATGGCTGAAACCGAAACCCAACCCGCGCCAGTCCAGAATCTCAGCAAGACTCCGACGCTGCTTGAGACGCTGGCCGAACAGATGGACCTGAGCGGAGCGCCGCAGATCAAGCCAAAGGAACTGCCGCGCATTGCCGAGCAAATCCAGCCCACCGACAGACCTCCTGAAAAGAAGAAGGAGAAACCTCCGGAGAAAAAGGCGGAGAAGAAAGGCGATGAATCTCCGCCGGAAAAGAAGCCTGAGGAGAAGGCGGCGATCGAGGACGAATGGAAGAAGGCCAACGAAACCGTGGCTGAGAAACTGTTCAAGAAGAAACCTCCCAAGGAAGGTGAAACTGGGGGAACTCCGGCGGAGAAGAAGGTCGATGCGGAGAAGGGTAAAGGCAAGGCGGAAGATGAACCGCCGGCGGCTGCAACAACGTCCAGGAGAAAACGAGCGAGTGCAACGAATGAAGCCGAGATTACCGAGCGCGCCGCGGCTGCCGCTTCCGAAGCCGCTACCAGGGCCGTATCGAAAGCCCTTTCAAAGCCCGAGGAAAAACCGGCTACAAAGCCTGTCGAGGACTCGCTGACTCCAGCCGAGCGAAAGCAGTTCGTGATCTACCAGGAACTCGAAGCCTGGAAGCCGGAAGCCTACAAGGGCGTAACGGAAAAGTACTTGGGTTCTCTCAAAGAGATCCAGGACTACGTCAAAACCTGGGCGAAGGACAATCCCGGCGTCCAGTTCGATCCGAACGACGAGCAGCACAACGAGTTCTTCGAACGTATCGAGCCACCTGTGGACGAGGACGACTGGGACGATGCCAAGGCCAACATCCGTGCCCGGGAGATCTCCAGCCAGGCCGTGAAGCCGCTCAACGACAAGCTGCAGGCGATGGAGCAGGAGCGGGCCAGGAACATGATGGAGCCCGTCCTGCAGCAGAAAGCCCTGCAGGGCGTCCACATGCTCCTCAACGAATTTGATCCCGAGCTCGCCGTAGAGATCGGGAAACCCGAGGGCGTGAAGGAGCTGCAGGAAAAGGATCCGATCACCGCTGGCATCCTGAACCACGTCGCGGGCATCGTCAGCTCGCTGGTGTCCGAGATCGTCCGGCTGCACGATCCAAACGCCGGGATCCCGTTCAACGCGAGCAATCCGGCGCACAAGGAAATCGCGGATTTCATTCTGAGCCAGGAAGCCCGGATAGCGAAGCTGCCGAGAGAGGACCAGTTGCGCGACGGGAAGCGGTTCATCGGCCGGTTCGATTACAGGAGCCTGCCGCCAGAGCAGAAAGATTCCTACTGGTTCCTGGATCAGGACGACATCACCTACCTCCTGGCGCAGAAATACGCGATCCAAGCCAAAAAAATCCGCGAGGAGGCGGTGACGAAGTTCAACGAAACCGCCGAAAAGCTCGGTTACAAAAAGTTGGACGGGGCAAAGCCGGGGGCAAAAGCTGCATCCGAAAAGACCGCGCAACCTTCTAAGCCCGCGAAAGCTACAACCTCGCCTGAAGCCGTCTCACGAACCACAGTGAAGACAGCAGCCGGACCGGACGGAAAGGCCGCACCCGATCAGGCACAAGTTATTTTGGGGAGTCTGTTTCACCGGCTAAGGTCGTAGGAGCAGGCGAGCGGAATGAATCCGCTAATCCTGCACCGAAAACCTTATGTCGATTGCTGCCAATATCTTTTCCACAAGTACCGACGGCCGCTGTCTGCCGGCCATTGGAACATCACTCTCGTCCTGCGGCACGCTGACCAAGTGCAGCATCGTCACGGCAACCCCGGCCATCCTCGCCGAAATATTCACGGATGGATCGGGAAATTTTCGGGACATGAGTTCGCTGCTGACCACGCAGCTCGAACTCAAAATGTGCGGCGCGCGCGTAAACGGTCTGTACGACTTGCTCATGGCCAACGCCAAGCCGATGGGTAAGCTGATCAGCAAACAGACGGTCCGCGGCGGGTACGACGAAATCCAGCCATTCATTCTCGCCAGCCAGAAATCGATCATCAACGCCGAGTTTTGGGAGGTCATCGGCTCCACGGGCAGCACGACATCGGCGACGTTCTACGTCGTCAACCGGAACAACATCGAGCTGGATCCGCAATGGTTTGTGGTGGGGAACTACATCTACATCGCGTCCCGAACCGCTGGGGGTTCCTCAGCGCGTACCGCCTGGGAAGTCACGCAATGCGTGGCTACCACCAATTCCGGGTTCAATGTCCTGGCGATCACTGCCACCGGGCGCAGCGGTGCTTCCTACAACGCGATCAATCAGACAGCGCTGCCCACCAGGGGCGTTCTTGTTCGCGGCACGAATAACATCAACGATTTCGAGCAGTGGTGCCATAACCGGCCGGCCCTCAATCCGAACAAGCGCGTCCCGTTCTGGATTCAGACCAGCCGTTTCACCCTGTGCTCGGATCAACTCTACGAGGAAACTTTCGCGCGCCTCGTCAAAAACAATGAGTACTTCAGAATCTTCGGCGATGTGCCGCTCGCGGAACGCAACCGGCAGTTGGGCGAAATCGCGCAACGTGAATGGCTCAATTCCTTCTTCTGGAACACGCGCCTTAACTCAAACCAAACCCTCGAAGGTTATCGTTCGCTTCCTCAAATCTCCACGTACGCAAGTGGCGATCTCTACCTGCCAGGGTCCGAAGGCAGATGCGTAGGGTTCAGGGCAAATGCCGTGGGCATCTATGAACAGCTTCTGGAATGCGGGCGCGTGTACGATCTGCAAGGGCAGACACTGAACCTTCTTGAGTTCTTCGATCAGATCTATCAGCTCGTCCGCAACCGCGACAACATGGGTTCCTCGATGGATACGCATCAGGTCGACATCCTCACCGACACGACCACGGCATATCTCTTCGAGCTGGCAATGATCGATTACTACAAGACGCAGTACGGCAGCGGGACAATCCAGGTCAATGTGACGCCAGGGGAGATGGCGGAGTTGGGGATGAAGTGGAACAGCTACAAACTGCTCTGGCCGCAGGGCGTCACCCTCAACGTGATCAGCCACTTCTACTTTGACGATCTCGCCAGCGCCGCGACGACCGCCGGCATGGAAGGCAGCGGTCGCTTTATGTTCATCCTGAACTGGCCCGAAGTCTATCCGGGCATCATCGCCTCGAACCGCA